GGTAACTTCTCTGCAGGAGAAATAACTGCAGACCTAGCTGGTAACTTAATTGCTAGTTCCAGTACAGCAAAAACAATAATTCCTGTTACTGATTCTGCTTGGAATCTAGGATCTAACTCTGCTAGATGGCAATTTGTTTATGCTGATGAATATGTTGGAACTAGTGCAACTATTACTGATATTAGTGGTGATCTAAGTGGTAACTTAACTGCAGCATCTTCCTCAACTAAATCTCTAGTTCCTGCTACTGCATCATCATGGTCTATAGGACATACTACTAACAGATATCAATATGTTTATGCAGATAGCTTTGTTGGAACTTCAGCACAAGTAGATGTAACTGGTGATCTAACTGGTAATTTAGTTGCATCTTCTAGTAGTACAAAAGGAATAGTTCCTGCAACTGACTCTACTTGGAATATAGGATCAAATGCAAATAGATACGCATATGTATATGCAGATAATTTCACAGGAGCTGCTGCAGCTATTGATAGTATTAGTGGTGATCTAAGTGGTAACTTAGTTGCATCATCTTCTTCAACTAAACATATAGTTCCTGCTGCCGATACCACTTGGAGTATAGGAACTTCCACAAACAGATATGCATACATTTATGGAGATAACTTAGTTGCTGATGCTGCAAGTATTGATGCTATTAATGGTGATCTATCTGGTAACTTAACTGCAACTAGTACTAGCAGTAAACATATAATTCCTGCAACTGACTCTGTTTGGAATCTAGGATCAACTGTAAGTAGATACGCATATGCTTATGCAGATAACTTTGTTGGTGCTGCTGCAAGTATTGATGATATTAATGGTGATCTAGCTGGTAACTTAACTGCATCATCTTCCTCAACTAAAACTATAGTTCCTGCTACTGACTCTACTTGGAATATAGGATCAAATGCAAATAGATACGCATACGTTTATGGAGATAACTTTGTTGGTGCTTCTGCAGCTATTGATAGTATTAGTGGTGATCTATCTGGTAACTTAACTGCATCATCTTCTAGTGCAAAGACATTTGTTCCTGCTGCTAACAACACTTGGAATCTAGGATCAAGTGCAAGTAGATGGGCATATGGATATATTAATACAGTAACTGCAGTCAATGGAACATTTACTGATATTAGTGGTGATCTAAGTGGTAACTTAACTGCATCATCTTCTACTGCAAAAACATTCATTCCTGTCACAGGTTCTACTTGGAATCTAGGATCTGGCACAAATAGATGGGCATATCTATATGTTGATACTATCAATGTTGCAAATGCTATTAGTGCTAACGTAACTGGTGACCTAACAGGTAATGCTGATACTGCAACTGCCTTACAGACTGCAAGAACTATCGGTGGCACAACCTTTGACGGAACTGCTGATATTACTCCTGCTACTGCAACACAGGCAACAAACCTTAACAACCATGATACTGATAGTTTATCAGAAGGTGCTTCAAATCTATACTACACAGAAACAAGAGTACAAAACAAACTTGATAATGCGTTTGCACAGTTACAAGCAATGTTGAATAATCTTGCTACTACAACTACATTGAAACTTAATCTATCAGGAGATCCAACACCTGGTGCTGTTGTATCTCTTGGATCTATTACAGCAAGTGGTCTTGGAGGATTTACTGCAGGAACTGACGTTGCAACTTCTGGATCAGCAACTGGAACTGGATTAACAGTTGATACAACTGTAGTTGATGGTGCAATTACTGCTGTTGCCTTAAACCAAGGTGGAACAGATTACTTAATTGGAGATACTTTAACAATCACAAATGATAATGCAGGTGGTGTTGCTACATTAAACCTTGGATCATTGGTAACTGGAACTGGTGGATTCAGTAATGCAACTGCTGTTGCAACAACTGGTGGATCAGGAACAGGATTAACTCTTGATACTACAGTAGATGCATCTGGAGCACTCACAAACCTTACAGTGAACGCTGCAGGAACTGGTTATGCAAATGGTGAAACAATTACACTTACAAATCCTAATGCAGGTGGAGTAGCTACAACAGATACTCTTGTCGTTGGAACTGGTTATATTGACGGAACTGGACTTGCAACGACTGGTGGTGGGGGAAGCGGTTTGACAGTTGATGTTACTACATCAGGTGGTCAAGTAACTGGAGTTACAGTGAACGCTGCAGGAACAGGATATGCTGTTGATGACACCATTACCATAACCAACCCTAATGGTGGTGGAGTACAAACACTAGGATCTATTGCTACTGCAGGAACAGGATATGCTGATGGAACTGGTATCGCAGTTGTTGGAGGAGGTGGAACTGGATTAACAGTTGATCTCACTACATCAGCAGGAGTAGTTACTGGTGTTGCAATCAATGCAGATGGATCTGGTTATGCAGCATCTGACGTTGTTACTATTGTAAATGCTAATGGATCAGGTGCTAAGACTCTTGGTTCTATTACAACAGCAGGAACTGGATACTCAGCAGGAACTGGAGTTGCAACAACTTCAGCTGGATCAGGAACTGGTCTAACAGTTGATACTACAGTTGATGAAAATGGAGCAATAACTGCTGTTACAATCAATGATGATGGATCTGGTTATGCAGCATCTGAAGTTATAACTATTGCAGGGGGTAGTGGAACTGCTCAATTTACTGTGTCAGAAATACATGGTAATGGTTGTACAATTCCTATATCTGCTGTATTTGGCAATGATGCAACCTTTGATGTTGCAAGTGTATTTGTTGATGGTTCTATCGACATTGCTACTGTATTCACAGATGCAACATTCTCACTCGCTGACATCACAGCGATGGAAGTCGGTGCAACTCTAACAGGAGCAACTAGTGGAACTGTTGGAACTATTACTGCTATGGATAGCAGTTCTGTTACTGTTGATAATGTAGATGGATTCTTCAAAGTAGGAGAAACCGTTGGTGCTAATGATGTTACTAACTTGACTATTAATTCATTCGGATAATAACAAATGTCTGCTACTAGACCCGCAAGTAAAACTGAATTAAAAGACTATGCCCTTCGTAGATTAGGTTATCCTACGATTGACATAAACGTCGCTACTGAGCAGTTAGATGACTTAGTAGAAGAAGCTATTGATTACTACCAAGAATATCATTATAACGGAAGTTATAAAGCATTTCTTAGAATAGAAGTAACCGAAGCAATAAAAAATAATGCACAAGCATACTCTCAAGAAGGTTCTAGTGCATGGTATGGAATTAATAATTATGTTGATACTGCACCTGGCACATTAGGTATCAATCATGTATATACAAGTATTGGTGCATCTAGTATAGTACCAGGAAATATTTTTAATATTAAATATCAGATATTTTTGAATGACATCTATGCTATGACGCATGGACATATTTTACACTACTTCTTAACCTCACAATATCTTGAAACTCTTGATTGGATTACTAACTCACAGGCAAATCGTAGAGTAAAATGGAACGAACATCAAGGTAGATTATATCTTGATATGGATTGGAGTGACTTTGAAGTTGGTGACTACATACTAGTAGACTGCACAATGAGGCAAGATCCAGATACATATACAGGAATGTATAATGATAACTGGTTAAAGGATTACGTTGAAGCACTATTCCAACAACAGTGGGGTAGGAACTTAAGTAAGTATGATGGGATTCAAATGCTAGGTGGTGTTACCTTAAATGGTAGACAGATCCTAGAAGATGGATCAACCTTTAAAAAAGATCTTGAGGAAGAACTTCGTGATCGTTACGAAATTCCACCTATGGATATAGTGGGGTAATTAAATGGCTATCTCAAACACACCTGCACAAGATTACGTACAGTCTGACTATTCTCATAGTGCACGTTTTAAAGCAAACGGTTCTGCACAAGAGCAAAAGTTCATTGAAAACCTAGTAGTAGAAAGCATTGAAATCTATGGTCAAGACATATATTATGTTCCGAGAACTATTGTCAACCGCGACACAGTTTTCGGAGAAGATTCTGACGGAAAGTTTGAATCAGCTAAACCAATCAGAGCCTACGTCAATAATGTCGAAGGATGGGAAGGACAAGGTGAGTTACTTACAAAATTTGGAATACGTATCGAAGATAAGACGACGTTTATATTCTCCCGCGAAAAGTTTAAAGAAAAAGTGGACGACTCTACAACACTTAATGTCGAAGGACGACCAAACGAAGGGGATCTAATATGGTTTCCTATAACTAAACATTTATTTGAAATACAATTTGTAGAAGTAGAAAGACCTTTCTATCAGTTAGGTAGAAACTTTGTATGGGAATGTCAGTGTGAACTCTTCGAGTACAGTGACGAAGCGATTGACACAGGTATTGCAGAACTAGATGCTATCGAAACTGCATTTGCAAATGCTATTACAGTTGGTCTTGCTGCAGGTGGTAGCGGTGACTTTACAGCAGGTGAGACTGTTACAGGTGGTTCATCTAATGTAACTGCTGAAGTTAAGTCTTGGGATTCTGCTACTAGAACTCTTATTGTTATAAATCGTTCTGGAACATTTACTGTTCCCGAAACTATTACTGGTGGAACATCGAGTGCGTCTTGGACAACCGCATCTTATAATACTATAGATAATAAGAACATCGAGTACGATCAAAACATGGAGTTTGAGACTGCTGATGATGATATTATTGACTTCTCCGAATCTAATCCATTTGGAACTGTTGGAAACACTACTGACTTGACAATCTAATGCTAGGAACATACGCTTACCACGAAATATTCAGAAAGACCATTGTTGGTTTTGGAACTCTCTTCAATAATATTGAATTGAGAAGACAGAATGAGGTTATGAAAGTTCCTCTTGCATATGGTCCTAAACAAAAATTCTTAGCACGTTTAGATCAAAACCCTGATCCTACAAATAAAAGAGTACAAATAACATTACCTAGAATTTCTTTTGAAATTGCAGGTATGAATTACGATCCTACAAGAAAAGTATCTCCTACTCAAAAGATAAAGATATCAAAAGACGTAGATGAAAATTATAATACTTACATGCCAGTTCCATATAATTTAGATTTTGAACTAGCAATTATTTCTAAGAACCAAGATGATGGTCTACAAATTTTAGAACAGATATTACCTATATTCCAACCTCATTATAATCTACCAGTCAAGTTATTGTCTGCAATGAAAGAGATAAAGGATGTTCCTGTAGTTCTACAATCTATAGACTATGAAGATGATTATGAGTCAGACTTTACTTCTCGTAGAGCAATCATCTATACACTAAGGTTTACTGCAAAAACATATCTATACGGTCCTGTTACAGAACACAAGATCGTCAGAAAGGCAAAAGTCGATTACTATTCATCTACAAATACAACTACAGCACCAAGACAGGTTCGTTATACTACTACACCAGAGGCATGGACTGATAAGGATGGAACTGTAGTAACTACCTTGTCTGCTAATATTACTGCTGCAACTACTAACATTCCAGTTGCAAGTGCAACAGGTGTTGCTAAGTGGGATGATCTTTATATTGGTAGTGAGCAGATGAAAGTTACTGGTATAACAGGTAATACTGTTCATGTACAAAGAGGTCGAAATGGAACTGTAGCAGCAACTGCAGTAGGTGGAGCAAACGTATTTAAACTTGATGCAGCTGATGACGCATTAGTCACTGCTGATGATGATTTTGGTTTCAATGAAACTACATCATTCTTCCAAGACATGAAGAAATACAACCCTGTGAGTGGTCAAGATGAATCCATTTGAAGGACTAGATAAGACTTTCGGAACTGAACCTTCCGAACTTAAAAAACATGTAGAAAAGGTAAAACCATCACTAAAGAAAAGTGAGCAAGAGGACATAGTAAAAGACTATGAAGCATCTCGTGCTCAACTACATAACTTAGTGATGAAAGGACAGGAGGCAGTCGATGGAATACTTGACGTGGCAAGAGCGTCAGATCATCCTAGAGCTTATGAAGTGGCAGGTCAACTTATTAAAAATGTAGGTGATGTTGCTGATAAGTTAATTGATCTTCAATTAAAAATAAAAGAATTAGATAAAGAGGAGAAGAAAGGACCTACGAATGTTACTAATGCCATGTTTGTAGGTAGCACATCGGATCTTCAAAAAATGTTAAAGGCACAAAAGAACATAAATAAAGATACTGAAACAACATAGACACGACAATGACAGTACTTAATGTATTAAGCACTAACACTATAGCAGCAGGAGCAACTGAATATCAGGTGATCCAGACTGGATTCTATAGAGTTGGTTCCACTGCAGGTGCAGCAACTGTAACCTTTGGTAGTGGTCCTGCAATCACACTTGTGCAGAATGAGTTCATTCTTGTAAAAGGTGGTAAGCCAGGTCAAGCACAAATTATAAAGGCAGTCTCAGATTCTACTGGAGATTACTTTGTTGGACAACATCTACAAGATAGTTCTGCCAACCATCCATTCTCTGTAGGAGATTTTATCGCTGTTGTAGATAACGGTACTAGTCCTTCCATAGACAGTAACTTCTTATCAGCAGGAACGGCAGGTAAAAAAATAACTGCTGCAAATAATGTTAATATGTTAAGCACAGATATTGATTCATCAAGTGCGTCTGCTGATTATACATATTCATCAGGCAATAAAGCACTAGTTCAACGCTGCGTAAAAATCGCTGCTGCTACCAGTGCGGTTATCGTAGAAGAAGTGCAAGTAGTTGGTGGGTAATGGAAACCTGTAAAAAGGGACAATACTATTGTAACACTGATAAAAAGTGTAAACCTATTCCTGATGGACATAAAGTTCGTGAAGATGGGTTTCTAGTGAAAGAGGCGAAGAAGTACTACGGTGGTAAGAACACTAAACCTAAAGGGTTTGGAACTGACCAACGAGGACCTATCAATCAAGAAGCGGAACGTATTGTTCGTGGTATGAAAGCGAAGAGTGCAGGTCGTTTTAAAAAATTATATGGGAAACGTGATAAGGAAGTAATGTATGCTACCGCTAACAAGTTGGCACAAAAAGAACAATTAAAAGTTATGTATTATCAGGATTTCATCAAATTAGTAGAAGGCAATCCTACAACACGTATGTTAACCAAGTCTAAGACAAAACAGACTGGTAATATAAGTGCTGATAGGGGATCTGATGAGAAAAAAAATCGAGAAAAACGCAAAGGTCTCGAAAAAGATTTAAAGAAAAAAGGCATTGGTTACAAAAAAGGTGTAGGAGAGTATAAATACAAATCCGATGATGGCAAAGAAGGTACAGGTCGTGAGGTTACATACCAAACAAGTCCTGGCAAAGGAATGTCAAAACGTAGATTCGGAAAAGTAATGCGTCGTCTAGGACGCAAGCATGGTCAAGAGTCAGTCATTACAAAAGACAAAGACAAACCTGCAAGACTACACGATACACAAAGTAAAAAACCAAGCAAATCAGTAAATCTAGGGAAATCCAATCCAGGTAAAAATCCAAAAGGTGAAGGTGAGACATCAGGAACAAAAATCAGAAGTGGAAAACTCCCAAAAACAAACAAAAAAGCGTATCACTACAATTAAGAACGCTATAGATGATCTACAAAAAGATCATGATGAGAACTGCTGTAAGCAACCTACTAATATTAGCAAAAAGCAATAATTGATACACAATTTAACTCTGTAATGCTATGCTTGTATAGCTAGTATGTACTGGAGTTGAAAAGTATCATGTCCCATTACACTGTAGGTTATCACGATAACCAGAATCATCATTATGAAATATGTGAGTATGCAGAAGATGCATATAATGCTATTAAACAAGCAAGAGAAGATCTAGATGGATTCAATAATCCTCATGCAGCAGAGTACTGCATCAAGGAGGATTGATGGCACATAGATTTAAAGAATTGCTACCCTATCATGAACCGAAGAAGGTATCAATTCTTACGAAAATCAGTAAATTTTTATTGAAATCAGAACGCACAATCAAAAGGTATCTGCTATACTAATAGATAGTACAAGCTTATCAATACTATTAGT